GGAAAAAGAGTAAGCTCTTGCGAAGTTAGATTTGGCACAAATGCAGAATTACCTTTTGGCGGTTTTCCAGCAGCAGCACTCATAAAATGATCTTATCGGATGTAGTTAAGGCTAATTTTGTAGAACAAGCTAAGGCAGAAGCACCGAGAGAAGCCTGCGGATTAGTCATTATTAAGAATGGCAGGCAAGTTTATAAGCCATGCAAAAATCTAGCTGGATCTACAGATCAATTTGTTTTAGATCCTAATGATTATGATAAAGCCGATCAAGAAGGCGAAATAGTTGCAGTAATCCATTCCCATCCCAATATCAGCGCAAAGCCTTCTCAAGCCGATTTAGTAGCCTGCGAAGCAAGCGGATTGCCTTGGTTTATCTGTGGGATTCCTAGTGAGCATTGGGAGTATATAGAGCCATCAGGCTATCAAGCGCCCTTAGTGGGTCGGCAATGGTCGCATGGTGTTCTAGACTGTTATGCAATCATCCGAGATTGGTATAAGTTAGAGAGAAATATTGAGCTTTTAGACTTTGAAAGAAGGGATGAATGGTGGAAAATAGGGGAGAATCTCTATTTAGATAATTTTGAAAAGGCTGGATTTAGAAAAACTACACTAGATAAACTGCAAAAAGGTGATGTCATTCTTATGACTATCAATTCTCCAGTTCCCAATCATGGTGCGGTTTATCTTGGCGATAACATGATTCTACATCATGTGCATGGAAGATTATCTACAAGAGATATATTTGGCGGTTATTGGCTCAAAAATGCAATGGTATATTTAACTTATGAAAACAGTTAAGCTATTAGGTGAATTAGGAAAGAAATTCGGAAAGAGCTTTAAGCTGGATGTTAAATCTCCTGCTGAAGCTGTGCGAGCATTAAGCGCTAATTTTCCTGAGTTTAGAAAGCATCTCAATGAATCAGAGAAAAGGGGTGTAGCTTATCGAGTATTGGTAGGCAAACAATCTCAATCTGTAGATGATCTTCATAATCCTGCTGGTAATCAAGAAATTAAGTTTGTTCCTGTATTGCAAGGCGCAGGCGGTGGCGGTTTTTTAAATGTCATTATTGGCGCTGTTTTAATTACAGCATCTTTCTTTGTTCCTAGCGCTATTAGCCCATATTTACTAAATGCTGGTATTGCGATGGCTATTGGCGGAGTAGTGCAAATGCTCACTCCAATGCCAAATCTATCTCCTGATACATCCAATAATCAGCCTGATAATAAGCCTTCTTATACCTTTAATGGCGCTGTTAATACTTCTGCTCAGGGATACCCTGTTCCTGTTGGTTATGGAAGGATGATTGTAGGTAGCGCAGTTATCAGCGCAGGAATTGTTGCAGAGGAATTGCCGATATGAAAAATAGAAAAATAAGGGGCGCAGGCGGTGGCGGTTGCTTTGCAGCAGGAACTAAGATTGCTACTCCTGATGGCTTAAAGAATATCGAGGAAATCAAAGTAGGCGATCAGGTTATTACCTTTAATGATAAAGGCGAGCTATCTGCGCAAGCTGTAGAAATATGCCATACCCATGAAAAAGAAGAAATTTGGGAATATAAGTTTTGGAATGGTGTTGCTGTTAATGCAACTCCTAATCATTGGGTTTTAAATCAGTTCGGCAATTTTGCAGAGATCGGCACTCTTACAAATCAAGATGCGATTATTGATGGCGATGGGCATCTAAGACCATTGGTAGAAGCTAAAAGCCTTGGCAAAGGTGCAGTTTACAATTTAACTGTAGCTGTAAACCATACCTATATTGCTAATCATATTCGGGTTCACAATACTGGTAGCGGAGAAGGTAAATTAAATTCTGTGATTCGGGGCGCTGGTGGCGGTGGTGGTAAAGGCGGTGGCGGTGGTGGTGGGCGAGTAGCTCAAGAAGCTCCTGATAGCCTTAGAAGTATTGCTTATGCTTCTGTTCTCGATTTGGTTTCCGAGGGTGAGATTGAAGGTTTAGCAGATGGATTTAAATCTGTTTATTTTAATGAAACTCCCCTGCAAAATGAGAATAATTCATTTAATTTCACAGGAGCAACTGTAGTTGCTACAACTGGATCTCAAGGTCAATCTTATATCGAGGGATTCCCTGCGGTTGAGAATGAGATAGGTGTTTCTACTCAGGTTGAGTTTTCTACACCTATTGTTCGGCAAATATCAAATTCTGATGTTGATGCAGTTCGAGTAACCATTTCTATTCCACAGCTTACACAGCAAAATCTAACTAATGGCGATTTGAATGGTGCATCTGTTCAATATGCTATTGATGTTCAATCGAATGGCGGTGGATATTATCCTCAAATTATTGGCTCTGCATGGTCAAATGCAGTTATAAATATTGTTTCACCAACATTAGCTCAAGCAAATCAGCCTGTTTATCAAATGTCAATTTCTGTAGGTGTTGGTGCTTTTATAGGAACTTATCAAGTTGAATATAAAAAACAATCTGATTCTGTATGGAGAACTGATGGAATTGTTCAAAAAAATGAAGGAACAATAGGCGGAAAATTTATAGGGTTTTTAGGGCTAAAAACTTTTTATATGCCTGTTCGAGATAATGCTTTATGGGAAATGAGAGTTACTTATTCAGGTAAAGGCGGAACAGGAATTACAGCAGCAAGCGGAAATTATGGATCTCCATTCGCTACTATTAATGGTAAAACTACTTCAAAATATCAAAAATCACACAGAATAGAATTAACTGGTGATGCTCCTTGGGATATTCGAGTTCGAAGGATTACTGCGGATAGCACTTCTACTGCATTGCAAAATAAAACCTTTTGGGATTCTTATACAGAGATTATTGATGGCAAATTTCGCTATCCTAACTCGGCATTGATAGGGGTTCGCATTGATGCTTCTCAGTTTGATAATATTCCAAAGCGAAGCTATGACCTAAAGTTATTAAAGGTTAAGATTCCAAATAATTATGATCCAGTTACTAGAACTTATAATGGTGTATGGGATGGCAACTTCTCAGTAGCTTGGACAGATAATCCTGCTTGGTGCTTCTATGATTTATTAACTAATGATAGATATGGACTTGGCGGTTTTATTCCTGAAAGCCAAGTAGATAAATGGACTTTATATGCCATTTCTAAATATTGTGATGAGTTAGTTCCTGATGGTGTAGGCGGTTTCGAGCCAAGATACACTTGCAATATATACATCCAAAACAGGGATGAAGCCTTTAATGTTATTAATAGCATGGCTTCTATCTTCAGAGGAATGCCATATTGGGCGAGTGGCGCTATTACTTTGGGTTATGATGCCCCTGCTGATCCTGTTTATCAGTTTACAAATGCCAATGTCATTGATGGGAACTTTACTTATCAGGGAAGCTCTGTAAAGGCTCGCCATACTGTAGCCTTAGTTACTTGGAATGATCCCGAAGATTTTTATCGGCAGAAGGTGGAATATGTTGAAGATGCGGATGGTATTTCTCGCTATGGGATTGTGCAAACCGAAGTAGCTGCGGTAGGTTGCACTTCTAGAGGTCAAGCAAACCGAGTAGGGCGCTGGATTTTATTTACCGAGCAATCTGAAACCGAATTAGTTACCTTTAGAACTGGCATCGAGGGCAATCAGATTCGCCCATCCAATGTCATTCAAATTGCTGATGAAGCTAGGGCTGGCACTCGGATTGGCGGAAGAATCGCATCTGCAACTACAACTGTAATTACCTTGGATCAGAATGTAGCATCTGTTACTGGAATTGTAGGCGCATCTTTATCGGTTATTCTTCCTAGCGGAACTCTAGAAACCAAAACTATTTCATCAGTAAATACAAATACTATTACTGTTTTAAATCCTTTTAGTGAAATTCCTGCTGTAAATGCAATTTGGATGGTGCAAACTTCTACTCTATCTTTGCAAACCTTCAGAGTTACTTCTGTAGTAGAAGAAGATGATGGATTGACCATTACAGCCTTGGCGCATAATCCTGATAAATATGCCAATGTAGAGCAAGGTTTAAAGCTACAGCCTAGGGTTATTAGCTCGCTATCCGTAGTTCCTGCTGCGCCTACAGATATTTCTGTTACAGAAACCCTTTATGAAGAAGGCGCTGATGTTTATGTATTGATAACTGTATCTTGGACACCAGTTCAAGGCGCTACTTCTTATCAGGTTTCTTATAAGGCAGGAGATCGAAACTTTGTAACCTTGCCTACAACTCAGGCTACTTCTATTGATATTCGCAATGCAATAGATGGGCAGTATGTATTCAAAGTATTTGCAATTAATTCAATCGGCAAAAAGAGCTTGCCAACAGAAATTAATACCTATATCTATGGTAAAACTGCTCCCCCTGCTGATGTAACTAATTTCTCTGTAAATATCATTGGCACTCAAGCGCATCTATCTTGGACACCAGTTCCAGATTTGGATTTGTCTTACTATAGGATTAGGCACTCAAATCTAACTTCAGGCGCTACTTATTCGGATTCGATAGATATTATTGATCGAGTTGCTCGCCCTGCTAATACTGCTGTAGTTCCTGCAATGACAGGCACTTATTTTATTAAAGCATATGATAAGTTAGATATTAGCTCGATTAATGCAACTGAATCTGTAGCTATTATTAATAATATCTCAGGCTTGAATGTTATTGATGTTATCCAAGAATCTCCTGATTTCTTAGGGCAGAAGATAGAATGCCATGTTACCGATGATGGGCTTGTTCTAGATACTGCGATTGATTTTGATGATGTCGCAGGCGATTTTGATGATGTAGTAGGCTTATTTGATGGTGGTGGCGGAACTACTTCTACATTGGGAACTTACTTCTTTGAGGATTATTTTGATCTAGGGAATGTATATACAAGCAGGCTTACTGTAAATATTGAAGTAGGGCGAGTAGATTATATTAATACTTTCGATGCCAAAGAGGGCTTATTTGATGAGCAGCAAGGGGAGTTCGATGGAAGCCCTGATTCGCTGGATGATACAAATGTAGAACTATGGGTTTCTACTACCAATCAAGATCCAAATAGCTCGCCTGTTACTTGGACACCATACAGAAGATTTTTAGTAGGGGATTACACAGCTAGAGGATTTAGATTTAAGGCAGTTTTAACTTCTACAGATGAAGGAGCAAGCCCAATTATTAAATCGCTATCTATAAATGTAGATATGCCTGATCGAGTAATTGGTGGCGATGATTTGGTAAGTGGAACTGCTGCTGGTGGATATTCTGTAACCTTTAACCCTGAATTTAGAGTAGCTCCAGCAATCGGTATTATGGCTCAGAATTTGGCGCAGGGTGACTTCTACGAAATACCCACAAAATCTGCATCAGGCTTTACAATTAGATTCAAGAATTCAGGCGGAACTGTAGTAAGTCGCACCTTTGACTATGTAGCAAAGGGATATGGAGAATTAGTAACTTAGGAGAATTAAATTGAGCCAACATGATTTAACTATTGATAATCAAGGTTTTCCAGCATTTAGAGCAGATCTAAATAATGCACTTCAGGCTTTAGGAAGCACACAATCAGGAACTTCTGCGCCTTCACCATCTTTTGCTAATCAATTATGGTATGACACCACAAACAATCAATTAAAAATTCGCAATGAAGATAATGATGCTTGGATTACTTTATTAACTTTAGATCAAGTTGCTGATACTACAACTCAAGTAGGATCTGTTACTTTAGCAAATTTAGCTACAGTCGCAGCTTCTCAAGTTGAAATGGAAGCTGGAACTGAATCTGCTCTGCGAACAATGTCACCATTAAGAGTTGCTCAAGCTATTGCTGCTCTTTCATCATCCAGAGGTTTATTCCGCAAAACCGATCCAACTATTGTCGCATGGACAAAAACTGGGAATGGCACAGCGACAACTTCATCTATTCTTTATATTGAAGTTAATGGCTCAATTAAAACTATTGCAAGCGGCACAAGCATTAGTATGCCAACTCTCAGCGCTGGAACAGACTATGCAATTTGGGCTAAGACAGATGGCACATTAGAGGCAACTTCAAATCATACAAGCCCGCCCACAGCAAATGCTCGCAAGGTTGGTGGATTCCACTATGCGGCTGGTGGCAATGCCACAGGCACAAGCGGTGGAAATACTACAGCGCAGATCAATGAATACTCATTTTGGGATTTAAAGTTTAGACCAGCTTGTAATGACCCAAGAGGAATGACATTAGTAG